CGATTGACGTACCAAGCCGGGCTGATGCCTGGGACTGGATCATCGGGAGCATCGCTCTCGGTAATGCCAGACAGACGACGGCTGGCGGTAGGTAGACGTACAACTGCACGAGACATCAGGGCAAACAGGTCAGGAGGGGTAGCACCCTGTAGACCAGCAGTCGTGGTATCGACGTTACAGATACGGACGTTATAGCGCCAGTCCTTGACGCAGAGGCCAAGCTTGAACTGGAACAGAGAAGTATACGCCTCGAAACGATTGCCGTTGGCGTCATAAGCCGGTACGACATCGCCTAGGTCCTTATAAACCAGACCGGCTTGTGAGCCCTTCGGGAAAATACCAAAGGTCGTATGATCGCCCCAGCCTACTAGCCAGATCGAGAGGTTTGAGTTACCAGTACCACCAGCATCTAGAACGTTTACGGCGTTCTTGGCAGTGCCTGTATTTACAGTGTTGTACCGAGGAGAGAAGCCGGTAAAGGCAGTCGGAGTAGTGGCCTCGTTCTGATAGAACAGAGCAGAAGCAACCTGCTGAGACAGACCTTCAACGTGAGCCATGTCTTCGGAGTAACGGAACTTAGCGACGTTGCCATTCAGTTCAGCCAGAGACTTATCGACGATTGAATAGTCCTGTAGCTCACCGATGGAGTCCTGAAACTGAGCAGTAAGTGACTTGCTAGAAGGGACACCCTGGTTAGCCGCACGCCAGACACCCTGGGGCAGACCGGTACGGATCGTAGTCTTGTGACCAAGAGGAAGATTACCTTCCTGCCAGATCATGTCCTTCATTACTTCGTTGCACTGAGACAGCATTTCAGCGATGATGGCGATTTCACCATCTGGATCGACTCGACGTGCCCAATCAACGAGGTTGGGATATACGTTAGTACTCAAATTAGTTTCCTAATCTTTGTAGACTTTATGTTAAGGTTTAAATCTGTTAGAATATTCAAATAAACCGTCTACAACAGGTTTACTCTTTTCTAGATGTCCTAACAAAGTATTACAGCGACTGCATAATAAGGCGCGAAATTTGCCAGTATTATGGTCGTGGTCGATAACAGCGGGCTTCACTAACTCCTTAGGGGCAGTTAAAGATATTTCCACGCCACATGCGTTATTAGCGCACTTATTATGTTGCAACTGTAGAGTTTCTAGAACCTCTTCAATCGTAACATTATATCTAAACTTCAATCTTGCTTTTGTTGCAGATAAATATTTTCTAGTTTTATAATCAGGATCAGAATGATACCTAAACCTAGCTTTATTATTTTCTTTATCTTTATAGCAAAGATTGCAAGTTTTTAGTCGATAATTTCCTCTTGATGGAAATTCATCTAGTTGTTTTTCTATAGAACAAACACAACATATTTTTGTGCTGGCCCTACCTTCTGAAATCTTTGAAGGTTTCTCTCCTTTACGGTATAGTCTACCAAATTCATTATGTCTTTCACGATACTCTGGATTATTTGCCCAGAGAGCTTTCTGTCTTGCTCTTTCGTGCTGAGTATGACACTCTTTACATTTATACGAAGGAGATTCAGGAGTATAGAAGTGGAATTCAGAGATAGGTTTATTAGCTAAACAAGACTTACAGACCCGTTCAGCAGGAATAGGCTTCAATTAACGCTTCCTGCCGTAAAGAGCAGAAGTCTTAGATTTAGGGGCTGAAGGGGGCTTAGTAGCAGGGACTGGAGTACCTTCAGACATAGCTCTACCGGCAGCAGAGAGAAGACGTAGCATTGTAGGATTGTTACCTAGGCCAGAAGTCTCCATCAGGTCTCGGAATTCTTTCTGTTGATCTGCCGTACCACCATGAGTCCTGATGAACCTATTAGCTGCATCTAAGGTCGTCTGAATTCTGTTTCCACCGATCTCAGGATCGGAGATAGCTGCTTCTCTCCAACCATCTACAGTCTTTTCCCAAGTTTCTAGTTGGGTCTTATTAATCGCTTCGACAGTTCTCTGTAGTTCTGCGACGTGGAAATCTACAGCCTTCTGACCAAATTCTTGGACGAATTCATGTCCGGCCTTACTCTTAGTCTCAAGATCAGCTAAAATACTTGTAAATTCATTCATCTTGTCCGAATCAACTTCGACACCTTCTGGTAGGTTAAAGGCATCATAAGTCGGTGTAATGATCTCTGTAGGCTCTTCTACAACCGTTTCTGGAGTTTCTTTTACTTCCTCAACAGTTTCTTCTTGCTTAGGGGTTTCTTCTACAGGTTCCGGCTTTACTTCAGTCTTATCAAGCTCTTTGGCGATAAGAGTTGTAGCTTCCTTAGGTGTTTCAGGAGCCTCTGTAGTCTCAACAGAAACCTCTATAGAAGGTTCAACTGGAGAATCTACTGCGGGAGTTTCTACAATCTCAGGTGGGGCTACTGTAGTAGTTTCATTTACGGGTGTATCAGTCTGAACAGTTTCAACTGTATCGGTCATTATTTTCCTCTAGCTTCTTTTACCATCTGCAAATAATTATCTGGAGCAGCATCTTGTAGATCAGAAAGAATCATCAAGCCAATATTTTGCTCTCCACATTTAAATGCAGTTCTATATGGATCATCTGTAAATGGGGTTGAAATTACTTTACACTTAACGAGAAGATCATAAAACCAGGCCCTCCCTTGCTCGTGCATCATGGCAGCACGTACAAATTCTAATCTATCTGCTCTTGTTCTGGCTGATCTTCTCTTAGCCTTCTGGACTTGATCTTTATCAGAAGTGTCATATTGGACCTCCCGTTCGTCCTCAGCCTGAATCTGGGCAATCTGATCTGACATTAGGGTGTGTGATTTACTTTATTGAGTTCGCGGAGAGACAGGTTAGCTAAGACATCATTTCTTGACATCGGTCTAGCTCTAGCCATCTTGATTCCGATCTCTCTCATATTCAATAAATTTGATTCAATCTGTAACCACAACTTAGAGGTCTTTTCAGTAGAAAGTGTAGGAAGATTCTGCCCTAATTCAATGACACCTTCCAGATAATCTCTGACTTCAAGCCAACGAGGATTTTCCTGGGCATGAGCAAGCTGATGGCTTGAGCCCGCTGCTACTTTAATTCCGTCAATGAAGTCTACAAAGGTTTTAGGTTTCTTATCCTGTGAGACTGTAAGAAATTCTTTAGCTCTAGCTGCTGATTTAGAAAGACCTTGACCAAATCTTTCGATCATTTCACTTTCTGAAACGTATAATACCACTATTGTGTACCTCCACCTAACATTGAAGCGAGGACGGACTGACCACCACCTGCATCTACATTCGATAGTACACTAGCGGCTGGGGCTGCTTTACCTGCTGCCTCGGCTATTGCACCAATCTTCGCTAGGTTCGCTTGTTGTTGGAGTTCTTGTGCTTGTTGGACCCGGAAGGCTTGGACTTCTTCAGGACCACGGAGAATCTTCTGAGGATTACCTAGGAGTTCATTGTACTCTCGAACTGTAGCATCTGGGTCTATGTTGTCTTTAACTTCTGGATAGACAGCAGACATAGCCCCCACAATTTGAATTAATCTCTCTATACCACCTGTAGCAGCACCTTTCTGAGCCAAGGCAAGCATAGAAACGAATTGAATATCGAGAGGAATTCCTTGTAAGCTTGGGGGAGGCTCTTCAATTAACCCCTTCCGTTTAAGGATGTTAAAGATTCTCTTCAACTTCGGCTTGAGAGATTCTGCTATAAGGGATTCTATAACTGGGCCTAAAACTTGTAACTTTTCTTGAATTTTCTGGGCTACTTCATATGCCGTCATCTCTTCATTTACTTTTTGCTCCAGCATAAGGAAGAGATCATTGAAGAGGCCGATTTGAATTCTCTTTTCAATAGCTTGAATATTCATCGACATCGCCCCTACATCAGGGTTGACTTGATAGATCGGGCGAATGCCAGACTTTTCTACATCTGTGACATAAGTTAAGTGTCCCGGAAGAGTGCTTGTAGGTTTGTTCTTCAGAGACATATCGCCAACCAAGGGAGGACGCACCTGCTTTTCTATCGCTTCTGCCATCCTCTTCGTCATGACTTGGAGTTGCATAACATCAGGTAGGACATCCATTCCAGGGGAACGGCCATAGGCATCATTACTCTGGGTAGACCATCGGGCTGCTGTAAAAGGCTGATCTACGAAACCTCTCATAGAAAGAGGCTCTCTAGCTCCAGATGAGCCCCAGACCCAATAGACTTCTCTCCAAGTAAAATTACCCGGAATCTTTCCTAGCTTGTCCTTGTCGATTGAGAAATTAGGCTCTATGGCATGACCGATCTGGCGTTCTTGTTCTAAGGCTGAACCCTTTTGATTCCAGAGTTCGACGATATCTGGGGGACAATTCTCTACACCAAAGAAATCTACGATCTGGGAGACCGTCATTACAAAGAGACGATATAGTCCCTCTACACGCATAGTTGCCCCAGAGGATAAATAGTACTCTCCCACGGCTGGATTGTAAAGTCGGATGAGATCACGCTCATCTTCATAGATAATACTAGGACCAGTGCCGAATACTACGATATCCTCACATTCTTGGGCGAAGGAATTATAGAAATTACTTCCGGCAACTACGGTATACATCCGATCTTCGATTTCGTCTAGCCATTCTCTAGCTGCGGCATCTAGTTCAAGTTTTCTTACAGTTGGAATTACTTTAAACCAAGGGCGACTTGGAGAAGCCAGACCTGACATAAGGCCTGCTGAACAAACTCGGACGGCATACGTAGCAGTGGGGTCGGCGATGTTACCATTCAATTCTCGCCCACGAGTCATGTTATTGGGATTAGGATTACCACCAGTAGACTGGGTCATCCAGATAGAACGGCGAGGAAGGATGAATTCAGCCAAATCAGACCAATTCTGAGTCCACCAAGATTCTCGCCAATTCCTCAAAGAAACCAATCGAGTCTCTAGGTGTGATCTTAAACGGTCCCAACCTTCATCAATAGGGCCTTCCGGGTTAGGCACAGTAGGTTGACTAGCTAGAAGACTTGGACTGGCTTTTTCGTAATTAGCAGTACCGTTAGGCTTATTTGCCATCTTGTTCTTTATAAAGTCTAGAATGTTTAGACTTCTTTTTCTTTGAATCTTCTATGAATTTCTTAGCGACTTCTTTGGGAATTCCTTCAGTGGATTTTCCTTCTGCAGCGGCATACATAGCTTTACGTTGAGCTTCAGATTTAAATGGCATATCTAACCTCCCAAAAGAGTAGATTTAGCCGTAGCCGGTTGCTGTAAATCCCCCTGAGGGCTTGTTTTGACAGTCCCCCCGGCAGATGCTTTAGCCTTATTTCCTGTTACTGCTCCCTGAGAAAATGTCGAAGCTAGAACTGGAGGGTGGGCTGCTGGAGGTGTCGGAATATTCGGTGAAGGGGCTGGAGGAGGAGCTATACCCATCATATTCTCAATTATAAGTAATAGTGATGTCTTGAACACCTGTAGTTACTACAGTAAGACCTACATCAAATGAAGAATTATAAGAGACACAAATAGGCCCTTCAGAAAGAAGTGTCTCAGGATTAGTTATAGTGGCTATTACAGCACCAGAGGCTTCTGTATTATTGTAGAGAGTGACAACTCCAGATGCAGCTAAGGTATTTAAACAAACTGAACGTAAAGTACCGGGAGAATCTTTGACTACTGTAGTATCGGCAGATGTGATATTTTCAAAAGGATACCCAGAAGAGTATGGTACAAAACAAGGCCCTGTGGCACAATTAGCCTGAGGGGCTTCGGCGTAACTTCCATTC